AAAAAGAAAAAGAAGAAAATTGGCAAAAAGCATTAAGTAGGTTTCCAATGTTAAAGAGAGTAGACAATGTTAAAGGTCTGCGTCAAGCACATATAGTAGGAGCAAAAATGTGTTGGACAAAAATGTTTTGGATTATTGATGCTGATGCTATTATTCTTGATAATTTTGATTTTTCTTATCTTCCAGAATCATGGGACGAAGATATGGTTCATGTTTGGAGATGCATCAATCCAATAAATGATTTAGTATACGGATATGGTGGTGTAAAATTATTTCCTAGAATAAAAACTATCGAAATGGATATGACAAGTCCTGATATGACAACTAGTATAAGTTCAAAATTTATGTTAATGCCACAAGTTTCAAATGTTACTGCTTTTAATACTGATCCATATAATACATGGAAGTCAGCATTTAGAGAATGTACTAAATTGTCTAGTAAAATTATTGATAATCAAAAAAACGAGGAGACAGAAGAAAGATTAGATATTTGGTGTACAATAGGAATAAAAAAACCGCATGGCAAATATGCTATTGCTGGAGCAAATGCAGGACGTGAGTATGGTTATAAGAATAGAGGAAATATTGAAGCATTAAACAAAATAAATGATTTTAATTGGATAAAAAAACAGTATGACAGATTATAAACTAACAGCAGATATTTTACGCAATATATCTTATGCTATGCATTCAGAGGAAAAATCTGATTTAAAATTGAATTGGTATCCTATTATACAACGATTGGGTAAAGTTATGAATGCATATCCTAATGTTAATTGGTTAGATGTTTTAAGTAGAGGACAACTTGATAGTAAAATATGGTTAATATCTAAACTGGAACAATTGGATATAGAATTAAAAACTGTTTTTATATGTGGTGGATGGTATGCTAGTTTGGCATTAATGATGTTTAATAGTAAACTTAATATTGGAAAAATAAGATCATTCGATATAGATCCTTCATGTGTGAATATAGCAGATACATCAAATAGAGATCACGTATTAGACGACTGGAAATTTAAAGCCGTAACTCAAGATATTCATAATATAAATTATACAGGACATACTTACACTACACATAGAGCAGATGGTCAAGCACGAGAATTATATGATGTACCCGATACATTTATTAATACATCATGTGAACATATAGAAAATTTTGCAGACTGGTATAGTAAATTGCCAAAAGGAAAACTTATTTGTGTACAATCAAATGATTATTTTTCTTTACCTGAACACGTAAATTGTTCTAAAAATCTTTCAGAATTTGCAAAACAAACACCAATGTCGGAGTGTTTGTATGAAGGAGTTCTAGATTTAATAAAATATAATAGGTTTATGAGAATTGGAATTAGATAATTTAACATTACGAGAATTACAACAAGAAAGTGCAAGAGCATTAGCAACGTTTGATGCAACTAGTAATAATCTGTCAAAATTTAATAAAATGGCTCATCATGATAGCCAAAATTGGTACAAAGCAATACTGGCCGATTACATATCAAAACATGGAGATTTGCCATCTAAAACAGGACCTGGTAAAACTGTAAAACTAATTTTATCCAAATAAATACAAACGAGTAAAAAAATCTTTAATCTTGCAATAAGATTAGGTTGTAATAACTCAGGATTATTATGTATAAACTAGAAGACATTAGACAAGTTCATTTAGAAATTACGCAAAAATGCCAAGCCGCGTGTAGTATGTGCGACAGAAATATGAACGGTGGAGCATTAAATCCTCATCTTCATTTAGATCAATTAACATTAAAAGACGCCCAAAAGATATTTTCACCAACATTTATTAAGCAACTTACAGCCATGCAGATGTGTGGGAATCATGGTGATCCTATTATTGCTGAAGATACATTAGAAGTTTTAAAATATTTTAGAAAACATAATCCAACTATGTGGCTCAGCATGAATACCAATGCAGGTGCAAGAGATGAACATTGGTGGCATGAATTAGCAGAAGTATTAGGGACACACGGAAGAGTGATATTTTCAGTAGATGGTCTCGAAGATACAAATCATTTATATAGACAAAATGTGCAATGGAAACTAGTTGAACGTTCGTTTCATGCTTTTGTTGAGAGTGGTGGAAGAGCACGTTGGGATTTTCTTGTTTTTGATTACAATGAACACCAAATTGAAGAAGCAAGAGAAACTGCAAAAAGATGGAATGTAGAAGAATTTGTTGTTAAAAAAAGTTCAAGATTTATTACAGGACACACGTCAGAAAAGAAAGATAGTCATCAAGCAGTAAACAGAAAAGGTAAAAAAACAACATTACTTAAAGAACCAATAAGTGATGATTTAAAAAATCCTGCATTAAAAAAACAAAAAAGTATATTAGAACAATATGGAACCATGGATGCTTTTTATGATGTTGCAGAAATATCATGTAAGGTAGCAAAAACTGGAAGTATCTATGTAAGTGCAGAAGGAATTGTTTTGCCTTGTTGTTGGACAGCAGGACGTATGTATAAATGGTGGCATAAAGATCCTAAGGTAGAACAAATTTGGGATTATATTGATAGAGCAGGAGGCAAAGAAGCCTTGAAAGCAACCAAAGTAGGATTAGAAGGAGTATTTGCTACAGGTATATTTGATGATATTGCCGCAAGTTGGAATAAGAAAGGGTGTAATGATGGCAGGTTAAAAGTATGTGCAATGAAATGTACTAAACAATTTGATGTAGTGGGGTCACAATATGAATAAATTACCGTCAGAAACTTTTTGTGCATTGCCGTGGTTACATTTAAGCAGTAGACCAGATGGCAAGATGAGAACTTGTTGTACGTCAAATGCAAGTTCAGTACAAGATCCTGATTCAAGTAAAAAAATAGGTGGTGGTGAAGTTGGAATAATAAGACGTGAGGATGGAGTTCCAGCAAATTTTAATCATACAACATTAGAAGAAGCATGGAATAGTTCTTATATGAGAAATGTAAGAAAAATAATGTTGCGTGGTGGAAAGCCTGCTCCGTGTTTAAAATGTTATAAAGAAGAAGATGCAGGACATTATAGTAAACGAAATTGGGAAACTGAATATTGGGGTAATCGTTTTAATATAGACGAATTAGTAAAAGAAACAAACGAAGATGGATCTACACCACCAAAGATTAGATATATTGATTTACGTTTAGGAAGTAAATGCCAATTGGCCTGTGTCATGTGTTCACCTCATGATTCTAGCGGGTGGATTAAAGAATGGCAACAAATGCACCCACAAATAAAAAATGAAAAATTAAAAAGTACAAGCCAATGGGATAATAAAGGAAGAAAAGATGGTGCTAGTTATAACTGGCATAAAAATAATCCAAGATTCTGGAAAGATTTAATGGATCAAATACCTCATATGTATCAGTTATATTTTGCTGGTGGTGAGTCATTGGTTATTAAAGAGCATTATGAACTATTAGAAGAATGTATTAAAAGAGGTCATGCAAAAAACATGGAGTTAAGATATAATTCAAACGGAGTAGAGTGGAGAGATGATTTATTTGACTTATGGGATCAATTTAAAAGAGTAAGATTTCATTATTCAATTGATGCATTAGGTGAACAAAATGATTATATTAGATACCCATCACAATGGAAAAGACAAGAAGAAGTATTTCATATTTTAGATGGCACACATCCAAAGCATGAAATAACAACAGCAACAACTATAATGGCATTAAACGTTGCTTACTTGCCAGAACTTACAAAATGGAAAGTTGAGCAAGGATTCAAAAAAATTAATAAATGGCCTTTAGGTGCTGGAGGAATTAATTGTCACTTTGCTTATTGGCCACCTCAATTAAATGTTAAAGTTTTACCACAAAATATAAAACAACAAATAAAAGACAAGTATGAAAAAGAATTTTATCCATGGATTGATGATAATTGGGATAAGTTTACAGGTGTTAAACAAGCAGGGATAACAAAAGACGAGTATGAAAAAGAATTTTATCCATGGATTGATGATAATTGGGATAAGTTTACAGGTGTTAAACAAGCAGGTATAACAAAAGAAGATTTTTTAGGTGCCGTATACGGTAAAAAACGATTTCAAGGTGTTATTAATTTTATGATGGCAGAAGATTGGAGTGAAAGATTCCCACAAACACAAGAATGGATTAATCTTTTAAACAAACAACGTAATTGGGACGATAGATTTTTAAAAGTTTTTCCTATTTTTAAAGGATTATTATAATGGAAACTTTTTGTTCACTTGCATGGAATCATCAATTTATAGGGCCAGACGGAAATATTAAACCTTGTTGTAGATTTGTTATGCCTAAAAAACTTAAGAAAAGTATAAAAGATGACAAAACACTTGAAGAAGTTTTTTTAGGAGAACATCAAAATGTTGTAAGAAAAGATCTTGCAAATGGTATTAGGCATCCAGGATGTATAAAGTGTTGGCAAGAAGAAGACGGTGGTAAAAGATTAAGCCTTAGACAAAATTATAATAGAAATATTGAAGATATAGGAGAGTTGCATAGAGATTTAGATAGGAATAATCCAAAGATTACTTGGTTGGAGTTAAGTTTTAGTAATCGATGTAATTTAAGTTGTAGAATGTGTGGTCCATATTATAGTACTAACTGGTATAAAGATTGGAAAGCAGTTAAAAGACACGTAATAGGATTTAAATATCCTAGTTATAGTGTTACTGACGAGCAAATCGATGAAGTCATTGCTCAAAGTAATAAAGATAATATTATTGATATAACAAAGTTAGATTCTGTGTTGCCAACAGTAAGACATATAAAAATGACAGGCGGAGAACCTTTTTTAATTCCAGAATATCGCGAAATACTTGAAAAAATTATTGATATGGGTAGAGCAGATAAGGTTTATTTAAATTATTCAACAAATTGTACAGTTATGCCTACTAATAAGTTAATCAATATTTGGAGTAAATTTAAAAAAGTTGAGTTTGCTACTAGTATTGATGGAGTTGGACCAGTAATTGAATATCAACGATATCCAACAAAATGGAAAACAATTGAAAATGTTGTAAAAACGTTAATGCAATTAAGCAAAGAAATGAATGTTCATGTAGGAACTCGTCCTACTATTACATTGTTAAATGTTTTAGATGTTCCAAATATAACATCGTGGTGGGCAGATATGATGAACAAATATAATAGAGATAAATTTGATAATGGTGCTTGGATAAATCATACACATTGTTTACATCCACAATATATTAGTTGTACTGCATTACCACAATGGGCAAAAAAAATTGTTGTAGAAAGATTAGTAAATGCACCAACTGTAAGACAACAACAAAATTGGGATTATATTGTAAAGTATACAATGAGTGAAGACTTATGGAATGAAAATAAGACTTATTTTAAAGATTTTACTTCAACATTAGATAAAAGGCGTGGTGAAGACTTTAGAAAAGTTGTACCAGAATTTGCGAGGTTATTAGATGACTAAAAATATTCTTATTGCTGGCAATCAAGAGTACGGTCTTAGTGGTGCACTTTGTAAAATATGGCCAGATGCAACGTTTGTTAGTAGAACAACAGGATTAAAGAAAGATTTATGTT